TAACTGGAGGTAAAATAACATGTCAGGAAATACATACACGTTCCCACGGTCAGCCTTTGTAGGCTTTGACCATCTCTTCAACGAGCTCAACAGAGTCTCCCTAAGAGAGGATACATACCCACCACATAATATCGTTTTCATTGATGACGATAATTTCTTGGTGGAAATCGCCGTTGCAGGATTCTCCAAGGAGAACCTCGATATTCAGCTAAAGGATTCTGTCCTTACTGTTAGCGGTGAGATGGAAGACGATCGAGTCTACAACCATAAGGGCATTTCGACCCGTAAGTTCACGAGAACTTTCACGTTGTCGGAATACGTTCAGGTAACTGGTGCAGACCTTAAGAATGGAATCCTTTCGATTCCTCTTACAAAGGTTGTACCAGAATCCGAACGCCCCAAGAAGATCGAGATTGGCTCGACCTTTATTCAGGACTAATTAATTCTTAGTTAGTCTTTTTGTGAGTGGTGACTTTTCGGTCACCACTCTTTTTTGTTTACATATTAACAATTGATGTATAGGATTGTACAGTGAATTATTACCTTACAGTATTTGACTCCATCTTCGATAATAAGACGGACAAGAAAGTCACCATGGGTTCATGGAGGACTTTGAAAAACTTATGTTTCAACTCTTCAAACTTCCTGGTTACAAAGCCAAGAAGGGAGAGAAAAAGAAATCGTCGTCGCTGATTTCTCCCGCCATTTACACAGAAGGCGCAACACGTTCAAATGCAAATGTGATTGGTTGGGGCGGTTGGGCTGCACTCGATGTTGACGAATATGATTGTTCCTTTGCGGAAGCAGCCGAACGATATGTAAAGTACAGTCATATTTGTTATTCAACCGCATCATCGCGTCCAGAAAAAAAGAAGTTCCGTGTAGTGTTTCAGTTAAACAAGATTGTTCCAGCCGACAAGATTCGGCATTTTTGGTATGCCTTGAACAAGCATTTTGGTTCTATTGGGGACGAACAGACTAAGGATTTAAGCCGAATGTACTATGTACCGGCTCAGTATCCTGATGCCGATAATTTCATTCTCGTGCGCCCAGCAGAAATTATGGACCCCGATGTAATTATGGCGCAACATCCATATTCCGAGAAGCCATCCATAACTCTCATGGACAAGTTTCCCGCAGCAATTCAAATCGAGATTTTAAAGCACCGTAAGGAACAAGCCAACAACAATACAATCACCTGGAACTCCTATCTCGACTGTCCCTTTGTAAACAAGACACTCATTAAGGAATACAAATCAATTTCATCCATAGATGGTTCCGGAAGATACCGAATGATCTATAAGATTATGTCCAGCATTGCGTGTAATGCGGTGAAGAAACGCTATCCCATCACGAGTTTACAGATTGCAGAGATGGTAAGAGATTTGGATAGGGATACCGCAAGAATCTACCAGAAACGTCCTCTACATACGGAAGCTGATAGAGCTATTGAGTTTGCCTACAAAACGGTCACTTTTTGATTTACATCCTTCAGCGGTTGGTATAGTATTATTGAATGGAATTTTACACCAACGTCCAAACCTATGGCGACCATATTCTTTATCGCGGCTATCGTGATGGTCTCCGAGTAAAGGACAGAGTCAATTTCAAGCCCACATTGTTTCTCGGTGTTGACGAGGCTCAGTCGCCTTACATGTCGCTTACGGATGTTCCGGTAAAGCCAAATGTTTTTGGTTCTCTAAATGATGCCAAGGAGTTTGTTGAAATGTATTCCCACACCGGCAAGGTGTATGGTAATACCCGCTGGGTCACAAACTTTATTCAGAATCAATTTCCGGATGAAATCAAATTCAATCGTGACATGGTTAATGTTGCGTCATTGGATATTGAAGTGCATTCGGACGAAGGCTTTCCCGACCCCGACCGCGCGGAATATCCCATCACCGTCATTACGGTTAAAAACAATCACTCCGACTCGTTCAACGTGTGGGGTGTAAAAGCCTTCGATCCCGAGCAATCTATTTTTGCCGGTAAGGTATCCTACACGCAGTATCGCAGCGAGGAAGAAATGCTTCAAGGCTTCCTCGACTGGTGGTCGAACACACAGAACATGCCAGACATCCTGACTGGATGGAACTCTAGGTTCTTCGACGTTCCCTACATTATCAACCGGATCAGCAAACTCCTTGGCGAGAAAACGTGCACAAAGTTATCTCCATGGCCAACAATCAAAGGTTGTATTCGTCAGAAAAATGTAACCATTATGGGTCAGATGAAACTGTCCTATGAAATCGTTGGCATCTCTCAGCTCGACTATCTCGATCTCTTCCGTAAATTCACTTTAAATACCTACGGCAATCAGGAGTCCTACAAACTCGGACACATTGCTCATATCGTGCTGAACGAGACAAAACTCTCCTATGCCGAATACGGAAGCCTCGGTGGGCTCTACAAAAACAACTTTCAAAAGTATGTCGATTACAATATCAAGGACGTTGAACTTCTGGAACGCCTCGAGGATAAACTCGGGCTCATTACCTTGGTTCTTACGTTGTCTTACATCGGCGGCGTAAACTATACCGATACTCTTGGTACTACTGCCATTTGGGAATCTATTATCTACCGCGACCTCATGTCGCGCAAGATCATTCCCACGGTTTCTCCCATCCGACCAAGCTACGAATACACTATTATCGGCGGTACAAAGACCGAGGAGGAGAAAGCAATCGCCGAGGACACTGGTGAAATTGGTTCCTTTGCCGGTGGTTATGTGAAGGATCCCAAGGTTGGCTTCCATGACTGGGTATGTTCGTTCGACTTGAATTCTCTGTATCCCAATCTCATTATTCAATACAACATGTCGCCGGAGACCATTCTTCCGGTTCAGATGCAAGGAGTCCATCCCGACAAGCTTGTTGCAGGAAACATCCCGCAACCTGAAATTGAAAATGCCATTGTGGCATCGAATGGTGTGCTATTCGACCCCAACCGCAAGGGTATCATTCCCGAAATCATCAAGGGTATTTACGACAAACGTGTTATTCTCAAGAAGGACATGATCTCCGAAAAGAAGAACCTTGAGAAAACCAACAAGGCGGATAAAATTGCCAGATTTAAAATTGAACGTGAAATTAGTCGCCTTGAGAATCATCAGGTCGCACTTAAAATTCTTTTGAACTCACTTTACGGTGCTCTTGGTAACAAACACTTTCATTACTTTGATGTCCGCGTTGCCGAGGGTACCACGCTGTCGGGTCAGACGGCAATCCGTTGGGCAGAAATGAACGTCAACAAATACCTTAACGGTGTCCTTAAAACTAAGGATGTTGATTATGTAATTGCAATCGACACCGACTCGGTGTACGTCACAATGAAACCCATTGTTGACATGTTCAAGCCCAACAACCCCGTGAAATTCTTGGATGAATTCTGCGCAAAAGCTATCGAGCCTGTGTTCAAGGATGCGTATGAAAAACTTGCCAAGAATGTCGGTTGTCCCGATAACCGCATGATTATGAAACGCGAGGCAATTGCCGACCGTGGTATCTGGACCGCCAAGAAGCGTTACATCCTAAACGTCCACAACAACGAGGGCGTTCAGTATGCCGAACCCAAAATTAAGGTGATGGGTATCGAAGCCGTAAAGTCATCGACTCCGGAAATCTGTCGCGATGAAATGAAGCGGATGTTCAAGACGATTCTAACCAAGACGCAATCCGAAGCCCAGGCTGAAATCAAAGCCTTCCGTGAGCAGTTTAAAAGTCTTGATCCGGTCAACATTGCATTTCCCCGTGGCACTAAGGACATTTCAAGCTATCGTAGTTCCAATACGATCTACAAGAAAGGTACCGGCGGTACTACACCAATTCACGTCCGCGGTTGTCTCCTGTTCAATCATCATCTCAAGATGAAGAACCTTCTAAATAAGTACGAAACAATCAAGAATGGCGACAAAATCAAATTCATCTATCTTCGGACTCCCAATGCAATCAATGAGAATGTCATTTCATTTATCGACGTGATTCCCAAGGAATTTAATCTCCACAATCATATTGATTTTGACAAACAATTTGAAAAGACCTACCTCGATCCGATTAAAATCATTTTTGAAGCAATCGGCTGGAAGTGTGAGGAGACCTCATCGCTTGAAAACTTCTTTTCTTGATTTACATCTGCATCATATTGTGTAATAATTATCTTTCTAAATAAGACATGAATCCAAAATATCCAATATACATCATTTCTAAAGGTCGTTGGGAGTCTCGGCTCACTGCTCGTTCTTTGGATATAATTAATGTTCCGTACCGTGTGGTCGTTGAGCCACAGGAGTATGATAAGTATGCTGCCGTCATCGATCCTAAAAAGTTAATCGTGACGCCGTTCAGCAATCTGGGTCAGGGCAGTATTCCCGTCCGTAACTTTGTGTGGGAGCACTCGATCAATGAAGGTCATAAACGTCATTGGGTTGTGGACGACAACATTGCAAATTTCTTCCGCGTCAACAACAATCTTAAACTACGCGTGAATGACGGTACTATATTTCGTTGCTGTGAAGACTTTACCGACCGCTTCGAGAATGTGAAGATGTCCGGTATGAACTATTCTTTCTTCTGTCCGGCTGGTCTATACCGTCCGCCGTACTACCTAAACACTCGCATTTACAGTTGCATCCTTCTGGACAATTCTCTTGATCTACGTTGGCGCGGTCGCTTCAATGAGGACACTGATTTAAGTATCCGTATCTTAAAAGAAGGATATTGCACAATTCTCTTTAATGCATTTACCTGCGGTAAGGTTGCAACAATGCTAATGAAAGGTGGTAATACGGATGAGCTATATAAAGCTGCCAATGATAACCGTCTCTCCTTTGCGCAATCTTTACACGCTCAACATCCAGATGTTGTTAAGATTATCAAACGCTGGGGTCGTTGGCATCATCTTGTCGACTATACTGTATTTGAAAAGAATCATCTAATTCTCAAGAACAATCTTAACATCCCTAAGGGTATCAATAACTATGGTATGGTTCTAAAGAAAATCCAACCAAAAGTAGATGCCGAACTCGACAACCCAGAATTAATCCAACACGAAAATGAATAACAAGAAAGTCCTCAAGAAAGAACTCAAAACACCAGAACACAATCTGTTCTCGCTCTCCGGTCAAGAAGAAGCAACTACTCCCTACCTCTGGGATAGTATGCCAGAATACAATCAGATCAACGAAAAGAGTTATGCCTGCTTCAATGTTCGCGTTGAATCACAGGAAGACCTTGATAAGATTGCTGAACTTCTCGGTCAGCCAATCACCGTAAAGACTCGGGCGATTCGTTACCCCGCCCGCGACCGTTTCCGTAATACATTGCTCCGTTGGGTCACGGAAGAAAATACCGAACAAAAACCGACCGAATAAGGTTTACTGTCACCGAACAAGTGTATATAGTTGGACCATCCATTAAATTATGTCTTCATTACTCGCTAAACTAAAAAAGAATTCCCGCATTGATAGCTCTGCCACCTTGGATGAATCCAAGTTCTTCAATCAAGGCGACAACAGTGTTCCGACCGATGTTCCTATGATCAACGTCGCCCTCTCCGGCGACCTCGACAAGGGTCTCACTTCTGGTCTTACCGTCCTTGCCGGTCCGTCCAAACACTTCAAGACCTCATTCGCCCTCATCATGGTTGCGGCGTACATGAGAAAGTATCCAGAATCAATCGTTCTATTCTATGATTCTGAATTCGGTTCGCCGCAGGCTTACTTCAAGACCTTTGGTATTGATACCAGCCGCGTGCTCCACTGTCCAATCATGAATGTCGAAGACCTTAAGTTTGACATTATGAAACAACTTGACGGAATTGAGAAGGGTGAGAAAGTCATCATCATGATTGACTCGGTCGGTAACCTTGCTTCCAAGAAGGAAGTTGAGGATGCAATGAATGAGAAATCGGTTGCCGATATGACTCGTGCCAAGGCTTTCAAGAGCCTGTTCCGTATGGTGACTCCACATCTGTCAATGAAGGATATTCCTATTGTTGCAATCGGTCACACCTACAAGACACAAGACATGTATCCCAAGGATGTTCTTTCTGGCGGTACCGGTCTCTATTACTCTGCCAACACGGTCTGGATTCTCGGACGCCAACAAGACAAGGATGATGATGGTCTTCAAGGTTACCACTTTGTGATCAATGTTGACAAGTCCCGCTTTGTGAAAGAAAAGTCCAAGGTTCCGATTTCCGTTTCTTTTGCCAACGGCGTCGAGAAATACTCTGGACTCCTCGAGGTCTGCGTTGATGGTGGCTTTGTAATTAAACCGACCCAGGGTTGGTATCAAAAGAAAGGTGATACCGTCAAGTACCGTGAGAAGGATACATATACCGCAGAATTCTGGAAAGACATTCTTGAATCAAAAGACTTTAAAGACTACATCCGTACCCGCTATACCCTAGGCGGCGAAGGTCAAAGCGGTCTCACCTCAATCGTAGATGATGAAGCCGATGAATCCTAAAATTACAGATACAGATTACGCTTTTGTTGAAAAGCCAACTTCCGAATTGTATTCGGTTAAGTTGAAGAGTGGTCAATGGTCGGGCGTCATTGTTACCTACGGAAAGGTTTCCTTAAAGGTCAACGAAGACAAAGAAACAGCCACTCTTTCTTTTCAATTCAATGTTGATGAAGCTCCGGCTCCACACAATGTAGAAATTCTTGAAGAATCAAACGACTTCAATAACCACCTCGGTGACATTCTCAGCCACATCATTCAAAATGCCTTCGACACGGGCGAATATAAAGTAGGGTCTAATGACAAACAATCTACAAACGACGATTCTTCAGAAGTTAGTGAATGACGAAGGGTATTGCCGCAAGGTACTACCATTCATTAAACGCGAATACTTTGAGGGGTCTCATAAGTCCGTCTATAAACTCATCATTGATTTCATTGAGAAATACAATAAGTTGCCGACTCAGACGACACTCAACATTGATCTGGTAAACAAAAATACCGACATCAGTGAGGAGCAGTACGACAACACGGTTAAACTCATTGATTCACTCAAGGAGAATCCAGTTGTCCAGGATCAATGGTTACTGGAACATACCGAAAAATGGTGTAAGGACCGCGCGGTATTTCTGGCAATTATGGAATCTATTTCCATTATTGACGGTAAGAAAAAGGAGACCTCTCAAGATGCAATTCCAGACATTCTTCAAAAAGCATTGGGAATTAATTTTGATAACTCTGTTGGTCATGATTATGTTGGTGATTCCGACGAACGCTTCGACTTTTATCATAAGATTGAGGACCGCACTCCATTCGATCTTGAGATGTTTAATACCATTACAAAGAATGGTGTTCCTCGGAAGACTCTCAACATTTGTCTCGCGGGTACGGGCGTGGGTAAATCTCTATTCATGTGTCATGTGGCTTCTTCGTTTCTTACTCAAGGGCGTAATGTACTTTACATTACACTTGAAATGTCGGAGGAACGCATTGCCGAACGTATCGACGCAAATCTAATGAATGTACCGATCGATCAGTTGGTGAATATGCCAAAGGATCTTTACGATACTAAAATTCAAAAGATTGCTGCAAAGACCAAGGGCACTCTTATTATCAAAGAATACCCTACGGCAGCGGCTCACGCGGGACACTTTCGTGCACTCCTGAATGAACTGAAACTCAAGAAGGACTTTAAGGCTGATGCCATCTTTATCGACTATCTCAATATCTGTGCATCGTCTCGTATGAAGGGTGTCGGCGGTTCGGTCAATACATATTCGTTTATTAAAGCCATTGCCGAAGAAATCCGTGGGCTTGCCGTAGAGTTTGATGTTCCCATCTTTTCTGCGACTCAGACGACTCGTTCGGGTTTCGGTAATAGCGATGTTGAACTTACCGACACTTCGGAGTCGTTCGGTCTTCCGGCTACGGCAGATTTAATGTTTGCATTAATCTCAACCGAGGAACTAGAGAAGATGAATCAGCTTCTCGTGAAGCAGCTAAAGAATCGTTACAACGACCCAACTAAAAACAAGAAATTTATCATCGGTGTCGACCGTGCCAAGATGCGGTTGTACGATGTTGAAAACAAAGCGCAAACTCTCACCAAAGAACCAACCTTCCGCCAAGCCAGCCCTTCGGTGCCATCATTCGGTGTGACTCTAAAACCTAACTTTAGTGGATTCAAGATATAATATATGAGCATATTAAATGTAAAAATTAACGAACAGACCGACGATTTTATTAGTCGTTGTGAAAAATTAGGAGTTCCGAATACTTCCGTCATTAAGGAAACTGCATTCGAAGCCATCCGTTATTACAAAAATCAGAAGTATGATCAAGAAAAGATGAAGGAACTCTTCGCTTTGGATCAACGCTGGTATGATTCATTGGATGCAGGAACACCAGACTATTCTGTTTATGCTCCCGACATTTATCTAGCTCACGTCTGGGCTTGTTGGTCGGTTTATTCCAAGAAAACCGTTAAGGATCTATGCAACACTAAATTATGTGAACCGAGCGGAGTCATATCGCTCATCCCGCAAACTGCTACAATTGCAGATTTAGGTTGCGGTCTTGGTTATACCACTGCGGCATTAAAGCAGATTCTTCCGAATGCTACTGTTTACGGAACTAACTTCCCCGGAACTACTCAACGTAAATTTGCGGAACAAATGGGTGATGAATACGGATTTAAAATTATCAGTAATACCACAGACAATCCATTTAAGGTCGATGTAATTTTTGCATCGGAGTATTTCGAACATATCGAGGATCCTACTCAACACCTAAAGGATTTATGCGATAAAAATGATCCTCAAATGTTTATTATGGCAAATGCCTTTGGAGCCAAGTCTCATGGACATTTTAACATCTATAAAAACTTTGGAGAATCTGTCACTAATAAAGAAATCAGCCGACACTTTTCAAAATATCTTCGTTCGCGTGGATATAATAAAATCGAAACTAAAATGTGGAATGCACGCCCCGCAATCTGGAGCAAATAATACTATGGAAACACAAACAGAATTCAAAGACATTGAACCCAGCTTCAATCCGATTAACTTTAGCCCCCTTTCTGAACTTTTAGTGGGCACTCAGATTACCGATCCCGTTCTCACCTTTAATGTGGGAAATAAAGAAATACTTAGAATCGAGCGAAGTGGCAATGTAATTGCTCCCGACCTTGAATCGGCTTCTGAAGCTGGCAAGATGTTTATTGAAACTATTAGAAAAGAATTAAAATTCAAACTTTAAGCATTTTGTTGTTTACTTTGCGGTACAACAATGTAATATAGGAACTACAATATGGGAATGTTCGATACAATTCAATGGGGCGACAATCTACCTTTCTCGGAAGAGATGAAGGAGTTTGGTCTCGATAAAAAAAACTGGTCCTTTCAGACCAAAGACCTTGATAACTGCTTGGCCGATTATGTCGTTCAAGACGGTACTTTCTTTCTAAAAAAATACAAGAATGAGAATTGGGTTGAGGGCGACCCAAATGCCGAGAGTTTTATAGACCGCCTAGGTTTTCTTAAGCGTACCGAACCCTATCTTGAACTTGAGAAAATCACCAATACCATTTACATGTATGACTACCGTCACGATGTAGTTGGTCTTTGGGATTGCTCTGTTGAATTCAAGGTTATTATCATCGATGGTAAGGTCCAATCAACGGAACTTTTTCGCTTTGAAAAGCTGCCGAATGCTGAAAGAAAACAACAAGAACTGGAATGGAAACAAAACCTTGAATATGCCAACTCACGTTGGTACAACCGCTTCATTTTTCACACATCATCCTATCGTTGGGTGCGTCGTATCATCTCCCGCGCCTTTTACAAAATCGGTACATTCTTCCAAACAATTTCCTATAAACTGCCATGAGCTATATTGACAAACGCACCAACTCGCCATCGTATCGCCGTAAACTAAAAAAGTTAACCGAAGCGATTAAGTCCTACCGTGGGCTCACAAAGATTCCAGGACAGCCTCCAAAGCTAAAGTCCTCGGCGTCTCCTCGCGAGCTTGCCGACTATAACGATAAGAATCAGTTCCGCGTCGACCGCTCGACGATTCGTTATTTCCTCCTTGCAATGGAAGGCAGCAACGCCGAACGCCGTCCAGCCAAGACGGAAGAAGCTCCAGCCGCAGCTTAATATGAAAGAATTCCTTATTGCTCTTGCAATTGTATTTGTGATCGGATTTATTATATTCTATCCGATTGCCGTCATCTGGTCACTCAATACTCTATTCGGTCTTACCATTCCATATACATTTAGCACCTGGTGTGCCACAATGATTCTTGTTGGAGTTTTTGCCGCAAACATTGTTGTAAAGAAAAATTAAACACGTGAGAATCCTCTGCATATCCGATACCCACGGGCTACACAAAGCCCTGGACAATCTACCAGAAGCCGATGTTATTGTACATGCGGGAGATTTCTGTAACAGTGGTTCCATGGAGGAAGCCGTTCGAGCCCTCGGCTGGTTCAACGCACTTCCCTACAAGCATCGCGTCATTATTGCCGGTAACCATGACATTTTCATGGACCCAAATTATTCCGACTATTCCAGCACGGAAAGCTCCATCAAAGCAATCCTTCCCATCTCGGAAGGTTTCCACTATCTAAATGATTCTGGAGTTACAATTGATGGAGTCAAGTTCTGGGGTTCTCCAGTGCAGCCAGAATTCTTTAACTGGGCATTCAACCGCAAACGTGGCTCCGACATCCAGAAACACTGGGACCTTATTCCAGAGGATACCAATGTCCTTGTGACTCATGGTCCGGCATACGGGTTTGTGGATGAGTGTTCCAATTACAAAATGCCTTGGGTGAATGAAAAAGTCGGATGCAACAATCTGTTACAAACAATTCAAAAACTACCAAATCTTAAAACTCATGTTTGCGGTCATATTCACGCTGCGTATGGTTACGCTTATTCTCCAGAGGATGTATTACACATTAATGCTTCAATCTGCAACGAACAGTATGTTCCTATTAATAAGCCGATTGCCTTCGATCTAACCGAACACATCGCACAGGTCTACACTTATGTTTAACAATAATCCCTACAAACACTGCGTCGTAGTAAGCACTCTTGACGAATACAAAGCAATGCCTCTTAAATCCAGAGAGCTGGTTGTATGGTATTGGCCTTCTCCTCTTTACATTAAACCCTACGCACTCCGCGCCGGAGACGGAAATGATTTTATAGGTGAGTGGACAAAATTTGACGAGTACGTTAAAAAGGAGTATCCGGTACAATACTTCTTCCGTGATACCGTTGTTGGTTTCTTTCAGGACATTGAAACGAGTTGCAGAAGAATCAAATGGAAGATAAAGCCTTACTTTAAACCTTCTCGTAAAGAAATGCGTGATAAGGTCTTTATTCGTCAGTACCGCGACCTTGATTCGATCATTGTGCAATTCTGTATGCAATGTGTCATCGAGTATGTCGACCGCGAAAAGTGCTTTGACAAAATTACATTCGATTATTCGGATACGGTTAAAACTTTCGCGGCTCAATTAAAGGAGTGTCACGTTTATGCGACTAAGGGTCGTCAAGAAATTCTGGATGAAATAGAAAAAGCGTGGGAGGATGTTCCTCTTATGATGAATGATATTGCTCAAAATAAGATGGAAAAATATAATAAAGTCACCGAGTTGGAAACCAAGCTTGAAGAAGCCGACACTCAGGTATGTGAATGGGTAGTTAAAAACCGCAGACAGCTTTGGACCTAATATGCTTGCCGACGACGATAACGAACAAGAAAAAAACAAACCAGACTATTCCGAGCACAAGACCGACGTTCATACTAATGAATGCGTCTTGGAGTTTGCTCACGACATTATTCATTCTGCGCAACTGCAAAATAAGGACATTAAGGTATCCATAGATTTTGATACGGCAATTAATTCCGGTCAAACACTTATTGCTGCAAAAGCCAGAATCAATTCGGATTTTGGTACTATAATGGTATTCCCTAATTTTGGAAAAAAGACTTCTTGCGCCTACATTCTCAACAGAGGGGTGATTAACCGTATGCTCAAGGAGGGTTTTTCCGAAGAGTTTATCCAACGGAATGGTGGCATTTACAGTGATCAATTCGAATTTACTCAGAAAAACGTAAAAATGCTTGGGTACTATCTCACTCATAAAATTAATCACGATCACTGAGTTTTCCGTAAATGCTTAAAGATCAAACACTTAGTTTTTACGCAATCAATTCCAGCATTTTAATGTTTACTTTGAATCATTTTTGTTTATAGTTATAGGTATCGATTGAGAAACAACAAACTCTCATCAAATAACAATAAACTCAAACAGTAATATATGAATACGAATAATACCGCTAGTTCCAACACTACCGCTACCGCCACTAACACTCCTCGCCGCGGAGTCAAGAAGCCAGAGGCTATGTCGCTGGTCACGAAGTTCAACTTCCCAGCCACTCCGTTCACCATTAAGGACGCCGTTCATGCCATTGGTATCGACCACTGGTATGTTTCGGAGTACGTTAAGAAGAACGCGACCGTTGTAGGCGATGCGCCTAAAGCCAAGGGCTCCCGTGGTCCGGCTGCCAAGTTGTATCAGATCAGCAAGTAAAATTGCTTCGGTAGGTTTTTGATCATTAAATCGGCTGGCTACTAAGCAATTGGTAGCCAGTCATTTAGCTTATACCGACTATCAACGGTTTACGGAAGTTCAAACTATTTTGTCGGTTTGTTACTAATCAACAACTTATGCCATATCTTTGTGTTTTACTTTTAGCTGGTTTATTGTAGGATTGTATCATAATGAATAACACACCTATTGAAAAAATCCATTTGAAATGTATCGTGACCGGAGAGGTCATCTATTACAAAGGCTGGGATTACATCTCCAAGCGTATCGAGAAGGCTGGTTCCCTGGAGCTGCTTCATAAGAACTTCATGTCCCGTAAGGGCGCCAAGCTAGCCAAGCTGTCTAACGGTAATAGCTCGATTCTAATGGTTAAGTCCACGGATACCGCTGCTGCCCCAAAGCAACCGCGGAAAACGAAGCAACAGTCGGTAGACTCCTTTGTGGAGCCGAAGAAAGCCAAGGGCAGCATCCAGATGTTTGGATATGAAGCCCGCCTCGTGGACGGTAAGTACATCCTCTCCAAAGACGGTGAGGAATACACGCAATTCACGGCAAATCCAAACAATGTTTGAGCGATTGTTGACTATCAATCAGTTATAACAATCTAATTGTTTTACTTTGACCCATATTTTGATACAATAGTTATTATGAAATTGACCACCAAACTTCCAAACGGCAAGCTCAAAGTGAACAAAGCTGCCATCATCGCCAAACTGCGCAAGACCTATAAGGCTCGCCACGAAGCACTCGCCCTTGGCGTCATTCAAGTCGGTCAGCGCGAAGCTACCGATGTCGCCCTCGACCTTGTGCGCAACAATGTTGACAACTTCATCAACAGCAACGAGGAATAAGATTATGAACAAACAAGAACAAACTTTAAGTGTCGACAGTGAAAACTACGCACAAATAGTAGCCCTTATTGAAATGGAAATTGCGAATGCCGTTGCAGCCGTCGCCGAAGACCGCGAAACAGCGATTCTCAGCATCCTCCGTTGCATTGCCACCGATATGGGTATCGACGAATCCACGGAGATTTAATTTTATGAAAAACAAAACAATGACAGAAGAACAATCACAGAAAACTCGTGCATACAATATTGCATACTACAAAAAGAATAAAGAAGCTATAAAAGAATATAATCGTGTATACCGTGAAAAGAATAAAGAAGCTATAAAAGCCCGCGATCATGCATACTACGAAAAGAATAAAGAAACTATAAATGTAGCGAACCGTGCATACTATGAAAAGAATAAAGAATCTATAAGAAAATCCCAAAATGCATATTGTCACCCCACCGAAATTACCGCACAACTTAAATATCTATTATCGAGAGCTAAATCGCGTGCAAAGAAGAAAGGATTTAAATTTAATTTATCGCTTGATGAAGCTCTTCACATTTATTATTCTCAAGATGGTAAATGTGCATACACAAAAAAGCGGCTAACAATGGGAACTCCTCATTGCCCGTTTAAAATTTCACCAGATCAAATTATTGCTGGAAGCGGATATACTAAAGAAAATATACAATTTGTAACTTCAAGGGTTAATGTAATGAAGATGGATACTTCTTCAGAAGAGTTTGTACAAACAATTAAGGATATCCACAAAAATTTAAATTCAAATTAATACTCCTCATGATTCACTTTCTCTCGATCGTACTGCTCTCCGTAATTGCAATCATCTGTGCGGTTGCAATTATTAGCCTTCTCTACTCCATATCGGTAACCGCATTTAAGCTCGTTCTTATGTGTGGTTTCCTATGGCTCCTCATCTCCGTCATTAACTATATGTCGGCTCACAAATGAACAAAATCTATTCAATTCTGTTTGACATATTTGCTGCCGCTTTGTTTATGCTCTCAATGTGGCTAATCGGTAGATCGGATGCAAAATGGGTGGGACTGATTTTATTTGGTATTGCCATGTTTCTCCTCTGCAAAGGCGACTCGTTATGGGCGACCAAGTCAGAACCAAAAAAGAAAGGTAAAAAACAACTATGAAACCTATATTCAACGGGCGCACCATCGCCATTTTAAATTTTATATGTGCAGGATTTGTTCTTGCTACTCAGACCATGATTTGGTTTGGACATGGAGTCAAATTTGATTCAACTTTTTTTGCTAATACCATCATGGCTATGTCTAATATCTATTTGGGCGTTCTCTGCTATAAGGTATATCGTCTGGAACAACAATGAGATTCCTCCTCTGCATCGTACTCCTCATTGGCTCATTACGGGCCAATGACTGCGTACCGCTTACCTACCAGACTCTTTCGGGTCTTATGGGTACACCGGTACCATATAAGGAATGGGTGCAAAAATTAGTTCCGGATAGGCGCACCGCACCCACATTCTTTGCTTCCATCGAAGCATGGAATAAACGGATGCCGACTGCCAAACTCCAGTGCATCTATGTGGTCTCCAAGGGTCTCGACGTCATCGACTGCAATGTGGACTTCGGTATGCCCTATTTCTGGATAGGACTCATACCCGACGAACTTGCCGCAAGAGTACCCGGAAATGTGGATAGGGATATGGTTCATGCCGCCATCGTCATAGTCACCGCGGAGGAGGACTACATCATATTCCATACAGTGGACCAAGGGGTCTATCACACCGAACGCATTACCGCCAAGGAATTCTTTAGTCGAACGTATGCCGTATTCCGTGTCCATTCCAAGTCTCCCATCAACTGGAAGCCATTACCATGAATGAAATCATCGTTTCCGGCGGCACCAAGCTACAAAAGAAATTGGTTGAAGAAGCCGCCAACTATTACCTCAAGGACCTCATTCCAGCTTACTCTGTAATGCTGCTGATCAAACTGCGTAAGGACCTATTTAAGAAGGAGGGGCTAAAAGCAGATTGTATCTGGGAGGACGACCGGAATAAGCCGAGGGAATTCAATATTACAATTGATTCCAGCATGAAAATGCACGGTATCTTACGAGCACTGGCTCATGAGTGCGTCCACGTCAAACAGTTTGTGAAACGGGAAATGTGCGATACCGGCAACTGCTACATCACGAAATGGAAGGGGCAGGCATATCGCACCAACAAGGGTAGTTATTGGGAACTACCGTGGGAAATTGATGCGTATGGGCGAGAGGTGGGTCTCTACGAAATGTTTGTGACCAACAAGCGCCATACCAAGAAACCGTGGTACGCTAAGGACCGAGACTATTGACCTATAAATATAGGCATGTCCGACAATAAAGGCTTAGAATACGAAAAAGTTTTAAATAAAAATTTACAGTCTGCTGGTGCTCAAAGAGCAAATTTTAAACCTGCAGG